GAACCGACTTCAGCAACCGCTCCGCAACGAACATCAGAGCAGGCGGCACAATCAGCTTGCGAGGTTTCGCAGCGATCAGGATACCGCGCTCATCCGTCCACCCAGCGATCTGGATGATCGCAGCCTCAAGCGAAGTCTCGTTGAGGTCAGCACCAGTCGTAGGACGGTTAGAGTTGCTGCCACCCGTGATAAGCGGATGATCTGTAGCAAACAGACGCTTGCCGTCACCACCCACATAGGAAGCGTTGAACCCGTTGTTCAGGACATTCGCACCCTTCACCTGCTTGGTGTTAGCAAACGCACGAGCCAGAGCCTTCGTGTACCGCTGGGCAACAGAGACATACAGGTTGTCTTCCATCGCCTCTTCGGTCACAGCGAAGCCGAGAGCAATCGTCTCGTGGGTATAACGCGAGGTGTAGGCTTCCTGCGCGTTGTCGTAAGCAATAGCGCCACCTTCCGATTTAACCGGGGCAGTGCCAAAGCCAGACAGCTTCACTTCCTCTTCAAACGCACGTTCCGAAGAGGTGATCTCGAAGATCTCTTTATGCTCTTCGCCATACCGAGCGTATTCCAGACCGAACAAGGCGTTCAGGCCGGGAATCAACTCTTTCAACATTTGTGAACGAGTAATAGCCATTGTTGATTCTCCTTTCCTTGTTCCTTAGATTACGCGCCCGTAGCGTTCTGGTAGGCGTGGACGCCCTGGTTCCAGATGCAAAGGCAATCGGTATAAGCATCGCCGGGGGTCGAATAGACCGACTCGACAAAGCCGATGATCTTAACGGCCAACGTAGCGGTCGTGTTGATCGAAGCAGCCAGAAGAGAAGCAGTCGAGTTGCCGCTGGTCGTCGAGCCAGAAGTCACGCTGGTGAGCGGAGCATTCTTGCCGAGATCAGTCGTAGCAACCGTGCCGTTGGCCTGAACCTTGAAGACCACACGGGGATCATCTACGACATAAACATAGATGTTCGTGTAGCCAGCAGCGGTAGCACCAGCGGGGACGTACTGCGCCCAGGTGGGACGGCCATTCGGATCCGTGTACTCGCAGCCGACAAAGATGCCGACCGGGGTATTCGCGTTCCGAGTGGTGGTAGGGGTAGCGCCAATAACAGTAATGACGCCTGAATTGAGAGAGACGGGAGATCCAAAGTAGATGGCGTTGGTGTTGTTCGCACCAATCAAATACTTACGGGCAGCACCGCGAAGCGCGGCACCAGCCAGTTCATAGGGGATCAGACCGTAAGGGGTAGCCGTTGCAGCCATGTTGAGTCCTCTTAACTTCCTGTTCCGAAGGTAACCTTCGTTCTGCTCTCATTGATGAGAGGCATCCGAGGGTCTTGTTCCTTCATTAGATTATTGTCTACAGCTTGAGATTGGCGTTTCGTCATATCTTCGTAGTACTGCTTACGTTGATCTGCCAAGCTACGAGCCGCTTTACATAGAATCAAGCCGCCGATCTCGATTGTCCCGTTCTTCGATTCGTTAAATGCGATCTCTGAAAGGATCTCCGGGTGGTCCTCCGCACGAACAATGGTCCATCCTTCGCGCAATCGCATGGACACATTGGAGGGGTCAGACTCTCCCCGAATTGATCTCCGAACCCAACGGTATACCCAGTCTGCACTGGGAGAAGGATCCGGCAACAACGAGGCAGGCTTCCACGATTCAATTCGAGTTTGTGCTTCTCTGGTTTCAGCTTCACGATTCGGCTTCATTACTGATTCTCCTTTTGCTGTTTGAGCAGTTCTTTCGCATATTGCTGCGGGGTAATGCCCAGACGCTTGGCAACCGCAAGAGCCGATTCGGTCAACTGGACAGTGGTGCGGGTTTTGCCGCTAGGGGTTCTAGATGAACTCACGACAACTCCGTTTTTGGGTTTGGTGGTTTGTGTTTGTGCTGGCTTCGCTTCCGCTTGACCAGGAATGCTTTTACGGAACTTGTTGACGGCGCTGTCAATCGCCTCGTAGTACTGGTCGCTCTCTGCATCCACTCCTGCGTTAATCAGCTTGTTGTGGATGTCAATGGCGTACCCAGTAAGGGTCATATCTTCGCCAAACCAGGGGTTATTCTCTTTCCATAAAACCGCCTTAGCAGAGGCCTGTGGTTGTGCAGGTCGTGATGCTACAGGTTGCTGTATTTCCTGAGGTGTAGCTGGTTGTAGATAGCTTACGCTAGAGGGATTAGGTGGAGTGTATGAGTCAAGAACACGCTTTTCATTGGCAAGAACAGAAATCGCTTCCTGTGCCTCTGCCATCTTGTCCGTGTCGCCAGCTTCATATGCTTCCTTCAGCATCTTCTTAGCAGCTTCCAACTCAGATCCCTTCTGCTTGGCAGAAGTGTGAATCAAGGCCCGTTGATTTACTTCGTTCTGCTGACGATACTGCTCGATCTGCTGCTGCAAAGCAGAAGCGTAGGTCAATGCCTCAGAACGCTCCCTGTCGGCGCGTTCCTTCTGACGGCGCTCCTCGTGGAACTCGTACTTCAAACGTTTAATGCGCTTCTGTACGCTCTCCGAGTAGTTCTTCAACTCGTCGTCTTCGTTAACAGGCTCTGCTTGCTGCGTTTCATTCCGAGGAGGACGACGATCATCCTCAGGAGTGTCGTTAACTATGTCAATCTCAAGCTCTTCCTCTTCAGGAGTAGCAACAGCAACGTCAGAATCCTCTTTGCCGGGGATAATCAGGTCAGATTCCATGTATTCTTCAGGCATTAGACCCTCTCTACCGCATCAGGATTGGGAACAACAGCTTCAGGAGTGTCGTCGTTAATCAAACGGTACTCTTCTCCCTCGATTTTCATGCGAGTTCCAGAATAGCTACGGAGAATAATACAATCTCCTGCTTTACACCAAGCGCCATTAGGATACTTGATGGAATCTTTGTAGGCATCAGGCCCTAAGGCGATTACTTCTGCGATGAGAGAGGCAGTATTCTCGTTTTCCTTTGCCTGATCGGGCAAATAGATACCGCTCTTCGTCTTTTCCTCTACAGCTTTCCTCATTTTAACGAGGATCTTATAACCAACTGGAGTTGGCAGTGTTTGCATTGTCTTCCTTCTGCGCTATATAGCGATTGCGTCAGTCCTCATCAGCCTGCTGCATCAGTTTGTCCCAGATTTCCTGGAACTCTTGACGAGCCTGCTGTAGTCCTGCGAGTTTTCCCACCATCAGTTTGTATTCTGCATGGTCCATGCAGGCACCGGAGACTAGATGAGTGGCGTTCGTCTCCGATAACTCGTTTAGCCGATTGAAAAACTTACTGCGTAGGTCCAGCATTCGTCCCTAACGTGTCCATCCTGGCTAAGATTTCTGCGATCTTGGCTTTCGCCATATCGTTTTCAGTCTGCATCCGCTGCATTTCTAGCTGAATACGGGATTCAGACTCCTGACGGTCCTTCTGCAAACGCTGGATTTCCAATTGAAGCCGTTGGTTGTCCAGCGCCAGTTCACTTTGAGCCTGCTGTGCGCGTTGTGCAGCAGCCTGTTGTGTCATTTGATTCTGAGATTGGATCCTAGCAGTCTCCAATTGAGCTTTGGTTTGGTTCTTCACCATCTCCAACTGCGCTTTCTGCTGAGATTCCTGAGCCTTCTGCTGGAGTTCAGCCTGCTTGATCTGCAACTCTGCCTGCTGCAACTGGACAATCGGGTCTTGAGCCTGCTGTTGAGCCTGCTGTTGGGCCTGTTGTCCTTGCGCTTGCTGTAGAAGGGCCTGAGATGCGTCTGCAATGGCCTTGGAGAGGTTCGCTTCGATGTCTGCGGGTAAAGGCTCTCCCGGAGGAGGGAGCGGTATACCGAGCTTCTGCTCGACCTGATTGCGATATGCAAAACCAACGTGTTCCGCAATGTGCGCCATGAACGCAGCGAAGATGGCGTTTGCCTGAGGATTCTGTCCCAACTGCTGCTGGACGAGAGGATTCTGCACATAGCTCATATGAGACGTAATGTGAGACTGATGATCCTGCGTCAAGTATGCCTTAGCAGGTTTCATGTTCGTGATGTTAGTGTTCTCTGAGATCGGGTCAAGTAGGGGAGCGTCTACCTTCTCAGGGATGATCTTCTTAACATCCTTCACACCGAGGACTTCCAGCATCTTTCGATGCAACTCAGGCAGGTCGTAGAACTGCGGCGCTTGGGCAGCAAGTTGAATTGCAGCTTGATACTGCATTACTCGCTGCGACATCGTAGCCGCATTCGGGTCAGAGACAGGGATCACATCAATGCGGTCGTCAAAATCAGACCGCTTGCTCCCATTCATCTTCCCGAAGTCAATCTTGTATCGCTCCGATCCACTGTCGCGGATAACACGGACGAGAATAGAGAACTCGTCCTGCAACGAAGCATGAAGCCTAGCTTGGATGGCGCTCATCACCTTGAGCGCACGTTCCATAATCGCCAAGGTAGTCCCTACTGGCGCTTGCGAATTGACATCTCCAATCTCAGCATCCGCGATAGAAGCCAGCCTACGGCCATCCTCTACTACGTTGCCAAGCAATTGGAAGAGAGTCTGCGAGGGTTCCTTATACGGAAGGGGGTAGAGCGAACGAGCGATGTCTCCATTCGCAACGTCTACGTCTCTCCACTCTCCAGGTTGGATTGGCGAGTCATCTCCCGCCACCCGCATCCCTTTAGCCTTCAGACCTCCAGGAAGGTTAGCCAGAGTGCCAGAGTCAATCAACTGGCGCAGGATAGCCGTAGAAGCCTTAGCATTCGCTCCAATCAAATGGATGAGGCCATACCCATACGCGCCCATCCCAGGGACGTAGTTGTAGGCGCTGAACCAGATCAGCTTGTTCTTCTTGGGATCATCCTCATCCCAGTTCCGATAGATCGAGAGAACCTTACCAGAAGACTTGTCTACCGTAACGACATACGGTAGAGCAATCCCAGTCGCCTCTCCATCTTCATCCGTATGCTCCAGGCCGGGGATATCCAGGTCGATATGCGCCTCAAGAAGCGTAATCGAATCCTCGTCTCCCTGCTTGTACTCGTAGCTGATCTTGTCGATCTTGTCCTGAAGCTGAGAGTTGGAATCGTAATCAGGACGGATGTCTACATCCCGATAGAAGCCGCTGTACTGTAGCTTCTTGATCTCGTTAGAGTTCTTGGTGAGAACGTGGATATAGCGGCTGGCGCTCTTAAGAGAGGTCGCCCCGTAGGGCATGATGAAGTCCTGCGCCGGAACGTACTTGGCGTCAGGCATATCCGTAAGAGGATCGAAACAGATCTTCTTGAAGGCAGATCCGCAAAGGGACAACCCGAACAACAACCGCTCCATCTCAGGCCGATAGTCTTTCAGATCCTGCGTGAGCAGGTAGTTCATATCGGTCTGGATCCGAAGAGCCTGATCCTCTTTCTCTTCCGTTACTTCACCAATGATTTGAGTCTTTACCGGACCAGCCGCCGGGAAGATCTCCATAATGGCGTTGGATTGGAAGCGAACTGCTGCTTCCATAATCATGTTGTGGTACAACCCACAAGCGCCAGCCCAGGGTTTATTCCTGTCCTCAGTCTTCACCCCGAGGTAGTCTAGGCCATCCTTATAAGCCCTCTCCCAATCCTGGCGCGAATTGAGATCCTCCTGATATACATCCAGGATCTTCATTCCAATCGAAGACAGATCGGAATCGTCAATATGCTCTGCGAGGTTAGCAGAGTGCGGGACGCTGGCGAGAGAACCTTCCTCTTCTTCAGGAGGTCCAAACTCAATCAGCATCCCACCATCTTCTGTTTCAATCGAGACAGCCTCTGGATTCAATATCCCGACTTCAACTTCGGCATTCTCCTCTTCTTCGGAGAAAGGCATTTCATCTAGAGGCTTGTCGATCATAAGAGGTCTACTCGTTAGAGGTCTACTCGCTAGAGGTCTACTCGCTAGGGGGGATGGCATCGGCCTGCAACATCTGCTGCCAAAGACCAGGGTTACTGTTGATGGTAGAACGAATCAAGCCTACATTGTGTCCAGTTGATCCGTTAGCGTAGGTGAGGCAATACTGCCGCGCCGCGCCATCAGAAGGCTCCGGGAACGGACCAGACCACTGCGGGATATAGATAGCCACAACACCGCCTCCAATACCAGCGGCGTTCAACTTGGCTACGATTTGATCCACCTCGTCCATGGTAGCCAATTGATTAGGATTGAATGACATAGAACTCCTTGGTTAATAGTAGTCTGCCTTTCTCGTATACGCAAAGTCATCTTCTTCGTCGTCACTCTGCGTAGAGATAAACCCACCTTGCCGAAAGCGTAACAGCGCCTGAGTAGAGCTATCAACAAGGTCATCGTGGTCAGAGTTGGGGAATGAAGCAAACTGCTCTATCACTTCCTCTGCCCAACGCAAAGGAGGCGCGTAAACAAACCCGGAAGCGAATATATCGCTAACAGCGTTCACGCGAACTATCTTATCATTCCCTCTCGATGG